AGGACTTGATTGGCCGAGTAGGTAACTCACCTGCTCAAGGCATACAAAGTCCCAAGGCAGCACCAAAGCCTGTGACATCACAAGCCTCAGGCGTGAACACACGTTCACCATTACCAAAGGCCTAATCTGTCATGAGATACTTACAAGAGCATTTGAATTTTAATCAGGCCAAGATTCGCGTCTTGGTCGAGGATGCTCCTGACGGCAAAGGCCCTTTCAACGGCAAGAACTTGTACATGGAAGGTATCTGTATCGAAGGCGGAGTAAAGAATGCCAACGAACGTGTGTACCCTGTGCATGAAATTGCCAAGGCTGTGGACACCATCAACAAACAAGTTGTAGAAGGTTACAGCGTAATGGGTGAAGTGGATCACCCAGAAGATCTCAAAATCAACCTGGATCGTGTGAGTCACACCATTGACAAAATGTGGATGGATGGCCCTTGCGGTTACGGTAAGTTGAGGATTATCCCAACACCAATGGGACAACTGGTCAAGACCATGTTGGACTCAGGTGTCAAACTCGGAGTTTCGAGCCGTGGTTCCGGTAACGTGAACGACGGCAACGGACATGTCAGTGACTTTGAAATTGTCACTGTCGATGTTGTTGCTCAACCCAGCGCCCCACATGCTTATCCCAAAGCCATCTATGAAGGACTTCTCAACATGAAGTATGGACATAGAGTCATGGAAGTAGCGAGAGACGCTGGTAAAGACAGCAAGGTACAGAGATATTTGAAAAGCGAAGTAACCCGCTTGATCAAAGATCTCAAAATATAAGGAGTAAAGCATGCTAGATGCTATTAAACCATTGCTTGATAGTGAACTGATCAACGAGGAAACTCGCAGTGCTATCAGTGAGGCTTGGGATGCCAAACTTACTGAAGCACGTGAACAAGTTCGCGCAGAACTCCGCGAGGAATTTGCGCAACGCTATGAACATGACAAGTCAGTGATGGTCGAAGCCTTAGACAAAATGGTAACAGAAGGTCTTGCCGCAGAAGTTCAAGCCGTGGCTGCTGAAAAGCAGGCATTGGCAGAAGACCGCGTTAAGTTCCAAGTCAAGATCAAAGAAGATGCTACTAAATTTAACAACTTCATGGTCACAAAATTGGCAGAAGAAATTAGCGAATTGCGTCGAGATCGTAAAATGCACACAGAAGGACTAGGTAAACTAGAAAACTTTGTGGTACATGCATTGGCCCGTGAAATTCAAGAATTTGCAACAGACAAGCGTGACGTGGTGGAAACCAAGGTTCGTTTAGTCCGTGAAGCACGTGGCCAACTGGAAGGTCTCAAATCACGTTTCGTTAAGGAAAGTGCCGAAAAGATGAGCCAGGCTGTTAGCCGTCACCTAAAGGCTGAACTCACACAATTACATGAAGACATCCAAGTTGCTCGCGAGATCAATTTTGGTCGTCGTATCTTTGAAGCATATGCAGCCGAATTTGGTGCTACTCATCTCAATGAGAAAGCCGAAGTTCGTAAACTGCACAACATGATTGCCAACAAAGATCATCAATTGAGTGAAGCCATCAAACTCACACAGAGAGCAAAAACTCTGGTTGAGTCCAAAGAACGTGAAATACGTATTATCAAAGAATCCAATGTGCGTCAAAACACTCTGGACGATTTGCTCGCACCTCTCAACGAAGAGAAGCGTGAAACAATGCGTAATTTACTCGAAAGCGTACAAACAGCCCGTCTGAATGCCGCATTTGAAAAGTATCTACCAGCCGTACTGGCCGAAGGCAAATCAACAAGTAGCCGTAAAGTGATTGTTGAAAATGTGTCGGAAGTAACTGGTGATAAAACTGCCCGTAGCCAAGTAGAAGATAACGCTGATGACAACAGCAACGTTATTGCTATCAAGCGCCTGGCAGGCCTCTAAACAAAGAAAAAGGAGACAGAAATGTCAGAACAACTATTAGAAAGCCGCTGGGGCGAAACCAAAGAAGCATTGCTTGAAGGTTTGAACGGTTCCAAGCGCAACAGCATGAGTGTTATCCTCGAAAACACTCGCAAGTACTTGAAGGAAAACGCTTCCGCAGGTTCAACAGGCTCTGGTAACATTGCCACATTGAACCGTGTGATTTTGCCAGTTATCCGTCGTGTAATGCCAACAGTTATTGCTAACGAGTTGGTCGGCGTTCAGCCAATGACAGGCCCAGTTGGTCAGATTCACACTTTGCGTGTGCGTTATGCCAACAGCATGACTGACAACAGCGCAGCCGCCACAAGCACTGCCGCTGGTCAAGAAGCATTGAGCCCATTCTTGATTGCTCAAGCATATTCTTCAGCATCTAGCGTTACTGCTGGTACTGTTGATCCAACACAGAACATCTACTCTGGTGCTAATACATCAGTGCTAGAAGGTTCAGGTGGTCGTCAGATCTCCGTGCAAATCTTGAAGCAGGCTGTTGAAGCCAAGACTCGCAAGTTGCAAGCACGTTGGACATTTGAAGCTGCTCAAGACGCACAAGCCATGCATGGTATCGACGTAGAAGCCGAAATCATGGCAGCTTTGGCTCAAGAAATTACAGCTGAAATTGACCAAGAGATCTTGTTGAGCCTACGTAGCCTGGCCACAACTGAGTTCACATACAACCAAGCTACTGTTTCAGGTACTGCCACATTCGTTGGTGACGAACATGCTGCTCTAGCTGTTCTGATCAACCGTGTTGCTAACCTGATCGCACAACGCACACGTCGTGGTGCAGGTAACTGGGCTGTTGTTTCTCCAGCGTCGTTGACTGTTCTTCAGTCAGCAACAACAAGTGCATTTGCACGTACCACAGAAGGTACATTCGAAGCACCTACAAACACCAAGTTTGTCGGTACCCTGAACGGTGCAATGCGTGTGTTTGTAGACAGCTACGCAAGTGATTCGACACCTGTTCTAGTTGGTTATAAGGGTTCGAGCGAAGCTGATGCAGCAGCGTTCTATTGCCCATATATTCCTCTAATGAGCAGCGGTGTTGTTCTTGATCCGTCAACATTTGAACCAGTCGTGTCATTTATGACCAGATACGGGTACATAGAATTGACAAACACAGCATCAAGCTTCGGCAATGCCGGAGATTATGTGGGCGAGATAGCCGTTTCTAACTTGAGCTTCAGCTAATCCATTTAGTTGTTTTTCAATATCAAAAAACCTGCTTCGGCAGGTTTTTTGTTGACTTTTTTCTATAAAAATGTTATAGTTATTAGGTGAAGTTGCAGTGATAAACTAAATAACAATATGAAACCATACACATATCTAATCAAACATCGTCCTACTGGACAAGTATATTACGGAGTACGTTCTGCTAATAAAGTTGATCCACACGAAGACCTTTGGAACAAGTACTATACCAGCAGTCCTAAAGTGCAACGACTTATTGAAGAAACTGGCAAAGAAAGTTTTGACGTAGAAGTAAGAAAAGTCTTTGAAACTAAAGAACAAGCAGTAGCTTGGGAAACTAAAGTGCTGCGTCGATGTAAAGTGCTGCACGATGTCCGTTGGCTCAATCAAAATGTAGCAGGATATATTATTCCAACAGAAGAATCTAACAAAAAAATTAGCGACTTCCATAAAGGTAAACCCAAAAGCGAAGATCATAAGAAAAAACTACGAGATAGTAATATTGGTAAAAAGAAACCGCCACGCACTGATGAGTATAGAGCTCTAATGTCTAAACTTAAATCAGGAGTCAATAATCCTATGTACGGTAAAGGCTGTACACCAGAAAGGGCTGCTAATATCAGTGCTGCTAAGAAAGGTAAGCCTGCTCATAACAAAAATGTACCAATGAGTGAAGAACAAAAGGCAGCTATACGAGCTACTAAAGCAGCCAACCCAACTAAAATGTCGGCAGACTCAATAGCAAGACGTTCAGAAAAAATCAGAGGGCAAAAACGAGAAAAACTATTTTGCCCGCATTGTAAAAGAGATATCTCAGTAGGATGGTACAACAGACACGGCGACAACTGTCAATCGTATAAATAACACAACCGACCCAAGGACGACCCCAATGTCAATCAAACCTGTGCTAGTACCCGACCACACCGCAAACGACTTACGTCGTCTGATGGACTCATTTGCAGAAGCTGCCACTGGCCCAGTAAAACAAAAGTTGACGGAAAGTGCAGAGCAAGGTGTGGCGGAAGGCATGCTGACTCACAAAGATTTTGAAAAACCAGATGATGTTGATGTACAGAAGATGGCCAAACTGGCAGCTCGTGGATTGCTGACTTATGTTGCCAAGACCAAAATGAATCCAGCCAACTTGCTTAAAAAAGACTACTATGCTCTTGCAGCAATGTTAGAAAAAACAAATCCACAATTGTATGCTGCCATTGATGATCAGTTGAGCGACAATGATTATAATTGGCTTTATTTCAAAGCCGCCGCACTGGCCGCCAATGCAGCAGCCAAGCCGGGTGTGGCAGAAGACGCCGGAGAGATGCCAGTCAACAAATACATTGCCCAAGAATTAGATACTCTGCTAAAACTGGC